TGGCGGCCGTCTCGGTGGTATCAACCAGGTCTTTGGCCATGCTGCCAAAGAAGCCTCCGACGGCACTACCGGCCGCGCCGACAGTGTGAATGGCCTCCGAGATCGGATGGAAGACTGAACTAAAAAAGCCACCCCCATCTTCAGTCGGTGTATTATCCTTGCTGTTATCAAAAAAAGACGGCGGGGCCGTCGCCGCAAAGCGTTGCTGATCGCGCTTCTTGCGTTCGTCGAGGGTGGCGCGCCAATCCATCTTACCGTCCCATCATGGTGTTGCGATAGGTGCTCCAAGGGTTAGCCGCCAATTTCTTCTTTTGGCGATTCAGTTCGTCTTGGCGGCCGGTTAACAAATTCAATCCGGGGATACGTTCGGCGATGCCGGTCAGCCGTTGGCCGAGATTGGCCGTGCCGGAATAAGGAATGGCTGGAGTGGCCGGCCGGGGAGCCAGGGTTTGCGACAAACTGGTGGGAGCCAGGAGTTTCTGTTCAGGCTTGCTGGGCCCAGTAACATTGCCGGGGCTGAAGGCTGCGCTGTTAGCGGTCGTTTTACCGGTGGTATCGCCGTAGTAGTCGGAGTAATATTTCATAAAGCCCTGGACCATGTCAGCCGGCTTTTTATACTGGGACACCAGAGTATTGAATTTATCGGGATCGGCGGCACGATACTTCTGCAGGGTGGCGGTATCGCCATTCACCCAGGCACTACTAATGTCTTTCATGGTCTTATAGTCCTGGACGAATTTTTGGTCGCGGGGGTTATCAGAATCGGCCAGGAGCTCGTCGGGACGTTTGCCAGTTAGCAGTGAGAATTGATTAATATTGAGCTCCTTACCCATGCCGTCACGGAAGAAGTAGCCGGAGTGATCGGGCTTCATTTCCATGGTGGCCTTGTTGGGATCCTTGGCGTTGGCGTCAGCTTCGGCGGCCATAGCGGCGGCGGCCTTAGCCCGTTCGGCGGCTTGCTGGCGCTCTTGCTCGTCAATGCTAGCTTGGGCCGAGGCTTGGTTGCCGGCATACTTGGCCGAACTGGCGTCCATACCACTGGCGGCATAATTTTGATAAATATTGCCAGAGTCGCCTTTGTTAGCCCCGAGAATGTTTTTCGCGAATTCATCGAACATAACTGTATTCTACTCCTTTTCTACTTGTAGATCGAAGCGGCATTAGCGATCTCTTGGGCGGTGTAGCCCTTGCCACTGAGACTTTGGATCCACTGGTCGACTAACTGGCCTTGATAGGTGCCGGACTGCTGGACGATGTCGCCCTGGCGCTGCATTTCTTCGTTGGCCGTTTCGTTGGCTTTGGTCAGGCCCTGCTGCTCGATAAACTGTTCCATGTCCAGATCGAGCTTGGCTTTGCCACTGACGGTGTCGGCCGTCTTGCGGGTGTCGCCGGTCGCCAGATCCTCGAAAGTGCGATTCATTAAAGTATTGGCAGCCTCGATTTTATTGTCCGACTGGCGGACTTGCTCATTACTCATAGCCGTGCGGGCTTGCTGATTATCGGCGATTTGTTGGCGACCCAAGCCGGATTCGGCGGTCCCGGCGGCCGAGACGCTTTCGTTGAGGGCCCGGTTGGCGGTGTCGAAGCTCAGTCCCTCGCCGCGGGCCTGGAAAGCTTGAGCGGCAGTGGTGTCAGCAATGTCCGTGGCCGTGTCGGCCGAGGTGCGGGTGCGGGTGGTGGCGCTGTCGGCCATAAAGCGGCTCAGGGCTTCGTCCAGGGCGGACTTACCTTGGGTGGTGGTGGCCTGTTGATTCTTCAGATCAAAGGCTTGCTGATCGAGGAAGCGGGCCATCTTCGCCTGGTACACCGGGTTGACGGCATTTTCGGCCATCTGGCGGGCTTTGTCCCAGGAGCCGGCGCTATCGAAGCTAATCATGCGCGGGATCGGTGCTTGGGTACCAACGCCATACTTGGCTAGCAAGGCGGCTGTGGCAGCGGCCGTGGCGTCTGGTGCCGCTCCAGTTCCCCAGGTCGGGAAGCCACTGGGAGCTGGCTTAGGAGCAGGGGCGGCTGGCTTGTTGCCCCCCGTGCCATAATCAGTCAGTCGGCTAGAGCCCTTACCAGGGGTCAAATAGTCATAAGCCGTGCCGAGGCCGATGGCTGCCGCTTTGGTTATCGAGTCAAAAAGTCCCATGTCTTTATTCTATACCACAACTGCCGTATCGCTATAGCTAGCCACATGTGAGTTATTGGAAAAAATATAATACTTCAGCCGCAACAGGTATTTGGCGGCATCGGAGACGTAGCCGCCGCCAAAACCCAGGTCCTGCAGGGTGTGGACGATCCGGACTTCCTGGCTATCAACCTCGACCACGATCTGATCAGCGATGGTGCCCGACGAACCACTGTACAAAATGATATTGCCACCATACAATCCGGCTTTGGGGTCGGTAATCGAACCGTTGTATTTTTTGACATAGAAATAAACAATCGCTTCCGGGGTATAGGGCAAATGGTGCGGGATGGGTAGCAATATTTCACGGGAAATGCTGCCATCGGCCGTACTGACCAGTCCGGTGCCACCAGGAAAATCGTCGAGGATAGCCATGTGCTTGGGCGTCCGGGTCATGTCGGCCTGCAGACGAGGCTTACGGCTGTCATAGGCGTTCCTGACTTTGGTGGGTCCACCATCGGGACCGAAAATTAATAAGCCCTGATTACCACTCATACTGCCAGCTCCGCCGGTTCCTTGGTGATGAGATAGGCCCAGGTGCCAACCAGCACCGATTGAGCGCCGCGGACAAAGACATCGTTGGTGGTGGCACTGACTTTGGCGCCAGCGGCCGGGTTCATGGCCTGGACGACGTTCTCGGTAATCGGGTTGGCAAAGACCGAAGTCCAGTCGGCTGGCTTAATAAACCGTGCCAGGAAGATGGTGGGGGGATAGCCCAGGCGGTGGTTGATACTCAGCAGCCCAGTGGCGTCGGTGGTAACCAGGCCCGTGCGGTGGACGGCCAGGGCTTTGGCCGAGGTGTTGATCGAAAAGTCCGACATTTCATGTGAATTGATGCCCGCGCCCTGGTTCTTCAGGATCTTCATGCCAACCGTGCTCAGGCCCGGCTGGGTGCTGGGCGTGATAAACTCCACCGGTGCCAGAAATTCGGCTGTGATGTCCTGGGCGAAGACCCGCAGGAAGCCCTTAATGCGCATTGGCGTCGTTGGATCACCTGAGACATAACGGGTCCGAAAGTAAATCGAGCGACTGGTGGCGATCACCTCCGGCGCGAAGAAGAGCGGGTTCAGGCCCCCCAGATCTAAGGTAATTTGCCGGTAGGTGAAAGCTGGCAAATAGCCCAGGTTGTGATCGAGTAGCTTCTCGATCCACCAGTGGGTGGCGCCAGAATCAGCGTGGACCATTTCAAATTCCTGCTCGAAAGCGATATCCAGGAACTTCCAGCGCGAGTCAATAGTCTTCTGGTAGTCGGCCGCGCTGCGGACGGAGACGCCAGCTTGGTCAACAATCAGGCCTGATTTTTCATCCATAGCGCCCCCTTAGGTTAAGTCACCATACCAGGACGTATCGACACCATTTTCGTCGCTCATCTCGATTCGGCCGTCAATCCCATTGAGCATAATCCGGCCGATCTTGACTTTGTTACCCAGAGCTCCAAAGAGTTGTTGCATATCGACATTCAGTGGGGTGCCAGAGCCCAGGGCGATCCCCTGGTTGACCGTCTGGGCCAGCGGGTTGGCCTTCAGCGAGCGGCTCAGGAAGCCGTTAAAGCCAGCGTCTTCGTAGGTGTATCTAGGATTTTGCTGTGGCACGGATGGTATCCTCCTCTGTCACGTAGTATACAACGGCTTTCTCGATCGACACGGCGGTGCCGGTACTGGTGCTGTCTTCCACTCGGATATTAATCATGGTGCCTTTGGGTATTTTTGGAAAGCGCACCACTTGCGGCGATTGGGTCAATTCACCAACGTCATAAGGATCACCACCATCAATCCGCACCACGATCTTGGTGCCCGCCACATTGTCAGAATAAATCTTGGCCCCCAGGAAATTCTTGATTTCATCAACCCCAAAGGTATCGTCGCCAAAAGTGACATCGAAGGGGATCGGCGAACCATTATCGTCATCGCCCTGCTCGTCGACCCACATCTGGCCGACTTCGTCGAACCAGTGAGGATGCGGCAGGCCGCTATATAAATACTCCAGTTGGACCGGCATTTGAGCCGTGAACCACTCCTTGCTCCACTGGTTACTGAGAAAATTATAGGTCAGGCGACAGGTCAGGCCGATCTCAGCGTCAACCCCCACCGTCAATTTGTACATGTAACCCACGCAGACCGCCGTAGCAGCCCGTAGCTGGGCTTGGGTGAAGCGACGCAGGGTTTTCTGCACCGGGATGCTTATAACGTCCGTAGTGCCGGCCTCTTCGTTTCTGAGCCAGACTTGGCCCTTGCCATCCAGCCAGACCATGAAGGTATCGTAATAGGCGATTGACTTGTGGGCGATGCAACCGACGTCGCGCTTCAGGGTGGTCAGGTTCTGGCCGTCGTATTTGAACATGGCGTTTTCGGTGAAGGGGAACAATCGGCCGGAGATCGAGCCCACGGCCGTGATATCAGTCGCTCCATCCAAGGTGGCCGGGAGCTTCAAGTAATCGGAGTCTTCGGGGTTTTTGTAATCAGTATTCCAGTAGCGCGTCAACTTGCCCTTGCGGCCGCTGCCCCAGAGCTCATCTTTGTTACCGACAGCGTAGGTCAGGCGGATGCCGTGGACGCCGGAGCCGGTGGTGGTTAGATCAATCGGCACACCGGACTGGGCGTTAATCAGGTTGGTGGCGACCTTGATGGTCGTGGGGCTAATGTTGATGGCGTAGTAGGTGGTGTCAGCAATGAGAGGGGCGGGAAGACCGATGGTGGTGTTGAATTTAATGGGGGTGCCGGTCGGGAAGGCCGTGGCGCTGGAGAGGGTAATGAGATCGGTACCGGTGGTGACGTCCCCCGGCACAAAGTTCAGCGTAAAGGGGATGAAGGTGATCGAGTCATTGGCCTTATCGACGGTATTAACAGTGATCGAGAACAGTAAGGTGTTAGTACCGGCTGTATAGAAGTCGATTACCATGCCCGGCTTGATGTAGCGGACGCTATCGAGCAGCATGGTTTGGGACTTAACGGCGCTGGTCGATACCAAGAGCTCGATTTCGGCGATCTCCAGGAACGAAGTATTGCCCTGATTGGCTGAGACATTGATTCGATAATACCGGTAAGCTGTCGTGTTGCTGGTGCTATAGGTCCGTTTTTCACCGGCCACCCAGACAGGGACGGCCGTTTCGGTATCAAGAACCGTCCAACTACTGCCGTTGTTGGAGCCTTCAAAGGTCCAGGTTTTGGGAGCAACATTAGGATTTGCTTCTCCAAGCCAGGGCCCGACCATGGAATAATAGGTGATAATCTTGGTAACGCCGCTACCAAAATCATAAGAAATAGTGCCGGTCACGGTGCCACTTGTTGTTATCCAGTACGTTCCGAGATCATCGTTAAAAGCGGCGAAAGCGTCTCTGGGGGCGTCAAAGAAGGCCGAAGCGGCAGCCACGCCCAGAGGGGTGGTGTTGGTGGTCATAGTTGGCACCTGGTCAACGAGGGTGATCGGCGACAAGGTATCGAGCTGAGCATTACGGGTGAAGGTAATGACGCCGGTTGGTCCAGAGCTCTTGTACAGGCGGTCACGGTAGCGAACGCCGCCGACAGTGGCATTGGCGGCGAAGATGGCGCCGTTAAATTCGGTGAAGAAGCGAGCTTGGGGGCCGAATTGCAGTTGGCGAGTGGTGCTAACGGAGTGCGAGGAATCCACCGTGAAGGGTGCCCCCATGGTGTCGTCAGAGACTCGGTACTGGCTGACCCAGACTTCCTCCAGATCATACAAAAAATTCGTCTCGGCATTGGCCAGCATGCCAGTCTGGACGTCGCTCCAGGTTCCAACCCCGGGGCCAACCCAACGCTTCAGGGTAGAGGTGGCATTGCCGGCAATATTGTTAATCGCCCAAATTTCACTGCCGGTTGGATAGCGGGCAATAAAAGCCCCCAGAGTGGGGTTGGATACTGGCAGGGACGGCATGGAGGCGACGGTGCTTTGGGCCCCATCACGGCGGGTGATAGCCCCTAGGACCTTGTCGAAGTTGGCGTTGCCAGCATCGACCACCTCATTGGGCTTTTTGATATGCACCGTGGTACGCTGCTGCAGAGCGCCACTAAATTCAGGGTAGACGTATTTTTGGACGGCCATTACTGTCGGTACCGCTTAATGTCAGGATACAAGCCGGAGGGGGCTTTGGCTTTGACGTTCTTTTCGCGCTGCAGTTTCATGACTTCGGCCTCATAGCGATCATCATAATTTTTGGCTTTGGTTAGGTACTTATTGTCGTCATCCGACAGGGTGAGATAGTGCTCCCGCTTCATAGCCAGCTTATACACCAGGGGGGTCGGTGTTTCGATGGGGTCGCTCATACCGGTAAATTCGGTGAAAAACTTATACCAGTGCAGCGTGAAGGCGCCGAGTCGATCAGTGCGGGCGGCCGGGTTGAACAGCACGACCTCTTCCTCGTCGTCATAGGCGATCTCGCGGACATAGTCGGCGCTGAGAGTATTAAATTGCTGCCGGTAACGCATATCCAGGGGCGAGACTTCGCGCGGCTTGCGCGGGTAGGCCGGGCTAGAGGAGTTGGACTCGGTGTAGTCGATCTTCCACATCAGGGGTGGATAAGGGAAGCTATTGTCATCAGTGGCCAGGTCAATCGAATCATGTTTTTTTAAGAAACGGTAAGGCTTGGTGGCTCGGGTGATTAGATCGTCGTTGACATCGTTCATGACGGCCAGCCACTGCTCAATGGTGTGGACGATAAAATCAGTGTCATTAACGTCTCTGGCGACACTCATAATGACCCCGCCACTAGTGTTGCGCGGGAAGCCGGTGGCCTGGATGGCTGGCGAGGCGTCCGATTCGTCCAGGCCGATGGAATCATAAAAAGTGCTCTTGTAAAAATAGGTGCTGAGCGCGTTGACGTCGTCGTAACGAGTAATGTTGTCGGCGTTATCCCAGTCCACGTCAGTGGTGGTCAGCAAGGTGTAGGTCCCCGAGACACCAGTGGTCGAACGATAGATCCGCACTTGATCGTAACTGAGGGCGTACACCGGATCGTCAGGGTCGTGGTTGAAGGTGGTGGCCCCTACTGTCAGGGTGGTGGCCGTCTTGGCGCTCTGCAGGACCATTTCGGCCCGTTCTCGGCCGGGACTGCCGATCAGCACTCGCCGGGCGTTGGGGAAATTATTAGTATTTTTTACCTTCAGCGTCACGGCGCCAATGGTGGCTGGTGAGCTGAGATAGGACTTTTCCAGATCGTCGGTTTCGGGATTGTAGACACTAATGTTCATATCGTTATTTTAACCCTTTCGGCGTGACTTTAAAAATCGGTTAGCCACTTAAGTGGACCTTAACTGGGTCGACGGTGGTATGGACCTTTGGCCGAGCACCATCAAGGTGCACCTTGATCGGCTTCATCACCATTTTGGGGACAGCTCGGCTATACGGCCGCGAGCGAAGATAGGTGCTGGTGGTGTGCGAACGGGTGAAGCGGCGAGCTTTGTAGGTGTCCGTGGTGTGCGAACGCGTCAGCACCCGGCGTTTGAAAACATCGGTGGTGTGGGATTTCAGGGTCGCTTTTCGCTTCAGCACATCGGTGGTGTAAGTCTTGAGCACGGCCTTGCGCTTATAGGTGTCGGTCGTGTGAGAGCGCAGCAACTGGTTCCGCTTAAAGACATCGGTGGTATGGAAGCGAGAGCCGCCGGCCCGCTTCAGCGTGTCGGTGGTATGGCTCAGCGTGGTGGCTTTTCGCTTCAGCACATCGGTGGTATGGACCTTGGTGACCCCTTTTCGCTTCAACACGTCAGTGGAGTGCGTTCGGGTGCCGCCCGAACGCTTCAAGGTATCGGTGGTATGTGTCTTGAGGGTGGCCTTGCGCTTCAAGGTATCGGTGGTATGAGCTAACAGATGCGTCTCGGCCGGCTCTAGCAGGTCGCTAAACCAGTCATTACCGCCGAGGTGCCAAACACTAACGTTAACGATTCCCAGGGATTCAACCAGGGCCCGCTGTTGGTTGATGGAGACGATGTCGTTATAAATATTACTGACACCGCCGCTAACAAACAGCATTTCACTGTCGGCATTACGAGTGGCCGTGCTATAGCCAGTGCGCGCTTTCATCTGGTCATGTGTTTGGTAGACAATGTCGAAACCGCCGGTGGTAGCGTAGTAGGCATGAGCCGGAATACCCACCACAATCCGATTGTCGTCAGTGATCTTGCCCTTGACCCAGTTAACGACGTTGACCGTCCAGGCGTCGGGTGCCAAGCTCGTCCCGCCGCCATCATCCCACTGCTTGTCGTAGGCCAGGACACAGATGTAGTCAACCGGCAGACTGTCAAAATCTTCGTATTTCCATTTGAAGAACGCCTGGAAGGTGCTGTTCTCGATGGCTGGGCCGTCGATCATCAGCTTCAAGCCAACGGCATGGAGGGCGTTACCGAGGTTGGTCACGAAGGTCAGATAACCGGCGTAAACGCCCGTCGACCAGCTGGCATAGCCTTCAAAGTCGAGCTCCAGGCCATCGAAGCCAATCGACTGACAGAAGCTAACTAGGGTCGAAATGTTGGTCGCTTGCATGGCCGAATCAACCATCAGGGCATTGACGCCGGTTAAGGCACCGGACACCGTGTAATAGGCTTTGTCGGAGTAAGCCAGGATATCGAGCGCATTGGCCGCCGTGTAGCCGTTAACGCCTTCCAGCGCGACAGTTGTTTGGATCAGCGAGCCGTCGCTGGCCAATTTGTAATACTCCGGTTTCAGCATCGAGATCTTGCGGCCGTCAACGTACTCTTCCTGGGCCCAGTCGGCCGGGGCGCCGGGATAGATCCAGGCCTGGATCTTGCTCAACCAGCTGCCAACGCTATCTTGTAGCAACGTCACATAGGCGTCGATCTGGCCGGTGGCGACCGATCCAGCCCCGAACGGATCAGTAGTCCCCCCAACATAGCTCTGTGGCAAGGTGTAGTTGCTGAGCGGCTTGGCGTTGCGGCTAATGGTAAAGTTGAGCGCCCCGGGATCTTTCCAGTGGACACCGATCCAGTACGGGGTGCCACCGTTGACGTGGATGATATTACCGGCCGAGAACGGGAAGACGATGGCCTGCTCGGTGGTGTTGGTGACCGTCACCTCGTCAGTGATGGCCAGTAAAGCACCAGGGGCGCCGGTGCCGTCGTCGGCGTAAATGAAGCCCCGAGCCACCGTGGAGCCGGTCGTCGATAGCCAGACATTAGAGGTCAAAGTCTGGACGTAGCCACCAATTCGCGGCGTCGCCTGGCTGGCTCGCTTATTATCGACCGATGAAGTGTTGTTGGAGGTGCCATCGGTTTTTTTGCCAAAGGTGTCCAAAACAGTGCTGACCGGACGCTTATAGATATCCGTGGTGTGAGAGCGGGTTGTCACCTTACGCTTATTGGTGTCGGTAGTGTGAGTCCGGGTATTGGCCTTTCGCTTCAGCGTGTCGGTCGTATGCGTTTTAAGCGTCAACTTCCGCTTCAGGACATCAGTGGTGTGGAGGCGCTGCGGACCGGCCCGCCTATACACATCAGTGGTGTGAGAGCGAACGCTTGTGGCCCGCTTCAGCGTGTCGGTAGTGTGGGTTCTGAGGAGCCGAGCCAACTTCAGGACATCAGTGGTGTGAGTCTTGGTGGTTACTTTTCGCTTATTGGTATCCGTCGTGTGCGAGCGCAGGGTGGCTTTTCGCTTCAACACGTCAGTGGAGTGCGTTCGGATAGCACTTAAGCGCTTCAGCGTATCCGTGGTGTGAGATTTAGTCAGAACAGCGCGTTTATTAACATCGGTCGTGTGGGACCTGGTGTTTACCTTGCGCAGCAAAGTATCAGTCGTATGAGCCCGGAAAAAAGCCGACCGTTTATAGGTGTCCGTGGTGTGCGTCAGCGTCTGCCGCAAGGAGTTGACGTTATCAAAATAGGCGAACGAGGTGCTGAGCTCGGCCGCCGTCCCCAGGCTCAGCGAGAAGCTTAAGTCGGTCAGATCTATGGGGTTAGCCACGGAGAAGCGGTTGGTCCAGGTGATACCATCAACCGAGGTGTCCCAGAAGGTCGTGCCACCGCTTTCCCGGATCCGGAACCATTTATGAACGTTTGGATCATAGGTCGCGCTATACAGCGAGGTGTTGGTGCTGGCCACCCGTTTATAGGCTTTCACCAAATTATTCGTGACCACCCAAAACAGCGTGTTAACGTTGAGGCCGCCGGACTTTAGCAACACCGGATAGGCCTCCAAAGAGGTCAGAGACTGGTTGCCGGCGTTAACTAGTTCCGACCAAGCAGCCGAGCCGGTCAAGTGGAAGGTACTAATACTGGTAATATCGTAATAATCACCGGCCGTCAGGGTGGTCATTTCAATGCGCTGGTTTTGCTCCAGTACCCGGCCGGTGGTGTAGCGGGTCCAGAGGGCCGTGTTAAAACTGTTGTCGTTGAAATTGTCCACTAGGGTCGACATCACCCGCGAAGCCTTGGTATCCGTCGTGTGCGTCAGCGTGGTGGTCTTGCGTTTGAGCGTGTCCGTGGTGTGGGAACGGGTGGGGCTCGTCAGTGAAATGCCTTGCAGCACGAAAGAAACCGTGGCGGATTGGCTGCTAGTGGAGGCCGTCGAGCTGTTGATGGTCGGGGTGCCACCGGCGGCGACCACCGCGCCCTCGATAATGCTGGACTCCATGAAGGCCGAGGTAGTGCTACAAACATCTTGGCGAACAGTTTGGCCACTACCGGCAGCACTAATGGTGGTCGTCGAGCTGGTGGCGTTACGCATCGCCGTCGTTAAAATAACGATACCAGCGGCTGTATTGGCCGACAGGGCACCGTAGCCAACAGTGGTACTGGCGACGCTGTTGGCAATGTTGTTATTGCCGATCGGAGCCACCGTATCAGCCCCCGAATAGGCGGCCATGGTGATGGCCATGTGGGCATTGGTGGCCGTCGCCCAGGTAAAGGTTGAGCCCTCGCTGCCATCGACTACGCGGTAGTAGGTGTTCTGAGAGGTGTTGGTGCTGTTAGCACTACGGGAGCCTAGGAGCGTGAAGCCGGCTGGGGGGGTGATGGCGTTGCTGGTGTGGACCGAGTTAAAAGCAAAGCTGACGATGAGGATGTCGCCAACCGCGGCTCCAGCCGGTTTGTTGATAACGGCGCTGGTACCATTGGCGGTAGTAATGGAGCTGGCGGAGCGAAAGACTGGCGTGGCCACAGAACTATCCTTCTTCCCCCGCTACCGGATCAATATCATTCAACAGCACATTGTCTTCCGAGAAATTATCATCCGAGACGATACTGAAATCCGGCATAATCAGATTGATAAAAGCGCCACGCTTGCCGACGATATAAAACCAGGTTTCGCCAACGCCTGGCTGGAGCTGTCGGCGGCGACGCCAGATCAGGCGGCCGCCCTGCCCCGGCTTAAAAGGTAACTGCAAGAGGCAGCGGCCGCTATCGACAGCCACCATTCGGAACAGGCGTAGCTTGTCGCGCGGTAGCTCTTCGTAACTGGGGCGAAATTCCAGTTCTTCGTTATAAATATCCTTCTGGTGAACGACATGCATTCGGCCATCGTCCATTTCCAGGTAGGCTTCCCACACCACGTAATCCACCGTATCGGTGGCACCAGGGTCTATAATTTGGTCTGACTGTGATTCGTCCATTGTGTTGGTCCCCTTCCGGAGATTTTAACGAATTAATTTGTAAAACTACTCTAGGAGTTCGCAGTGATCGTCGAGCGTCCACCAACCCTTGCCGAAGCTTCGGCCGGTGGCCTCATCGGTTTTAAGTGGTACGTCCAGGGCATCGTCCAGGGTGTGGGCGGTTTCGGCATAGTTATCGAGCTCAACGCCGACTTTCTTGCCAGGCTTGTCTTGGACGACGCGCACGGTGCCATCGACGACTTGATCGAGCGGGCCGCCAATGAGGATACGGACGCGCTGGCCTTCTTTCATTTTGCTGGGTTGGTCTGCCATAAATTCCTCCTAAGAACTCGTGTCATCATATTGATAAGTAAAGGTTTCCTGAGCACTGGCGCCGGATGCGGCCGTCGTGCCAACCACTAGCTGATAGACAAACATATCGGCGAATACGGCCGAAACAGACGACGTGGAGCCGGTGACGCTCTTGGGTGAGCCGGCTGTGAAGGTAAAGACGTCGACGGGGGTGGTGACGGTGGCGTAGTTACCGGTGGTTAGCTGGAGGCCGGTGGTACCGGCCGTGCCGGTGGCCTGGGTATAGGCGGTGGCAGTGTTGCCGTTACAGGTGACACCGGTACCGAAGTTGTTGGTGCCATCGGCGTACCACTTGATGTTGTTGACCGTGCCGCCGGTGATGGCCGTGACGTCCAGGCGAGTAACGACCCAGTAAGAATAATTGCTGCCGGCTGCTGGGATCAGTACCGAGTTGCTGGTACCGGCCGTGGTGTGAGTGTCCTCGGCATTAGCGCGCGTGTTGATAGAGGTGATGTCCGTCAGGGTCGGACCGGTGCTGGTGAGCCGTCGAATTAATACTGTTGCCGACATAACAAACTCCTAAACTTTAAGCTACACATATGGGTTGGGTCCCGTCAGATCTAAAATGACATTGTTTAAAACGTTCTGAAAGGTGAGCGGTAGAATCGTGCTATTAACAAAACTCTCGATCGCCGTATCACGGGTGATAGGGAGGGTGGCTGAGTGGGTGATTGGGATGATGTCTGCCATATAGTCTAAGTATTATCAAAAGTCATTAAAAAAGCAACTTTATGTGGCGTCGGGATCCGGTTGGCGGGGCCGAATGGTCCACTTACCCCCAGCGTGGGCATCGAAATCATCGTCCCAATATTCCACGTCGGCATAATTATATTTTTCCTTGGCGTCGTAATACAGGCCAGGATCAGCTTGGGGCTTCAGGGGCATGTATTCCAGCTCATCACGGCCCGGCTTAAATGGAGACGGTCCGGTGAGCGAGACGGCCAGGTAGGGTAAATCGGCCACGTTGTACAGCGAAGCGATGTCAGCGGCGCTGTACGTGGCTGAGGAGCCATCTTTGAGAGTGATGGTGCCGTAGTAAACTGCGAATTTGATGGGAGTTAGGGCCATAGCCATATTGTACCACCCAAAAAGGAGCCGAAGCTCCTCGTTGGGACAAGTCAGAAGCGTATCAACTACGAATACGCCCCCCTATTCTACCATGCAAAAAGCACCCCGCAAGGTGCTTTTTGTTACTTGATACTTCCTTGGGCTAGAAGATCGCGTGAGGTCCCGAACCACCCCTAGTATAACACAAGGTCAGCGGAATTTCCGCTGACCTTGCTGCAACAACTCTCTTAGGAGCCGTCACCGACAGAGCCGTAAACGCCCATCCAGTCAGAGAAACCGGCGCTAACGCGGACAACGCTTTTCCACTTAGCGGCTTCAACTTCCCATTCCCACTTCGGACCCTGCACACCTTCGTCCTTGCGGATGAAGAAATGCAGTTCATTCATGTCGCCGTCGATCACAAACCAAGCGGTGGCACTCTTCAAGTATGGCCAGACAACTAACGTCAGGGCACCCTTTACAGGGTTGATGTCGTTAAAGTTGTTACCCGTACTCTGGGAGGTCTCCAGGATGATTCGAGCCGTATATTCCAGCTCAGCTGGAACAACCAGCTTGGAAGGCTGGAACTCGACGATCATACCCTTACTGTCCAAGCGCTTTTTCATGGCGGTGGTCACCGTCTGAAGACTGGCTTGGGTGAGGGCTGTGGTGATCTTATTACTCTGCGTAATATCACCTTGACGGTTGACGTGCGTGGTACTGAAGAGCGCCTGCGCGTCACCTCCGGTAAACTTAGCCTTTCCGCCACCACCGGCTACGAAGCCGAAGTTCAAGACATCGGCACCAATGGTTTCTAACGTGCGCATTTTCGACAGGCTCAAGCCTTTTGGAGCACGGCGAACCATGTTCCACTTGTTGTCGTCGATCATTTCTTGCGAAATGGCTGCGGCTTTCGTGTACTTTTTATGTGTGTACGTCACTTCCCACTGCGGAGCGGTATCTTCGTACTTGATAGCCTCCAGCTCAGCGGTCTCTTCGTGTAGGCCATAGCCACCTAGAGCTGCGTCCTGCTCATAGGCGCTATCCGAGCGTCCAACATTGAACACCTGGTCAAGCTTAGAATCGAATTTCGCTTCCACTTCATCGAAGATTTTGCGGAAACTCTTATCGAGCGCTTGCGGCCATTTAGGTCGTGTTTCTGCCATATTAAATCACTTTCTAGTCTAAAACCTAGACTATGGTTGTTTCACTTTCAGGAGCAGCGACCTCAAAGATACCGATGGTGTAAGCACCAGCGCTATCTGCAACTCGCTTCCGGCAGATCAGCTGGCCGACGGTCGCACTCTTGGTAGCGTTCGCTACTTTCTGTACCCCAGTTGCTCCGGTTAATGCGTAATATTGGCCTTCCGCGTCACTAGCAAGCGCGGCGTCAACCGGCAGCTTGTAGCGATTATCCGACACTAGCTCGCAAAGCACGGTGACGGTTCCGCCGGCGTTGCCGACAGCGGTATTGCGAAAGGTTCGACTGACTAAGTTCGTGGTGTCCGAACCCTGAACGACAGCGTAAATCTTACCCGTGCCAATGGTGGCGCTGGTAACAGTGCCTCCAGCCAGGAGTTTTACAAAGTCGCCATCGGTAACGGTCACACCACTAGCCACAGGGCGCTCTTCAGTCGCAAATGTACTGAGGCCCTGCTTATGGCCGGTATTTTGGGCGGACATATGCGTTCCTTTCAAATTAATGGATCAGCGGTACTAAAATCCCTAGAGCTTCACGCCGAGCTTATTGGCGAAGAATGTTTCCTCTTTCGTGAAACCACCCTTCTTGCTCGACTTCTTGCCGGCAGGAGGCCGCTTGGTGGCAGCAGCATCGCGGGCGGCGCTGGCGAGATCTTCCTTGCTTTCGACTTCCAAATCCCAGCCGTGGTGACGGTAGGCGGCTTCCAGGGAATCTTTCATCCCGGCGATTTCACCACCGTTTTCCTTACTGTACCAGGGACCATAGAATTTCAAAAAGCTGGAGATTTTGGCGGCCTTATCAGGGTCGCTGACACTCTCCGGATGAACCTCAACAAAGTCGTTGTACTCCTGTCGTGATTGCTTCGTCAACTTGGCTTCGTAATCGGCCACAATTGGGTCCGCTGGAGGCGTGGTACCCTTGATATCGCTATCAAGCGTCTTGGCGCCTTCTTCACCGAGCACCTTCTTGGCAACGTCCGGATCCTTGGCAATCGCTTGGAGCAATTGCTTCATCTGACCTTCTACCTCTTCGACTCGACTGTTGAGCCTAACACCTTCTTTCGAGGTCTCGATATACGCCTTCTCGATTTTTTCGATGTCAAGTTCGTCCTCGTCGTTGTGAAACTGCGTGAGCTTCGACTTGTAGGCGTCGGCGGCCGGAGGCTTTTTCTTGTCCGCGGCGGCTTTTTTAGCTTCGGCGGCATCTTTGTCCTCATCCGCGGCTGGCTTTTTGGGCTCAACTTTGGCCGGGGGCTTTTTGTCGGCGTCGCTGTCTACAGGTTTCTTCTCGGGGACAGGCTTCTTGGCGGGCTGCTCAGGCCTTTCCTCGTCTTCGAGATTTTCGTCTTCTCCGGGGGGAGTTTCTACTTCGTCGTCATCGAGTTCTGTGCTCTTGAGAAAGGCTTGCCAATCTTCATCTGTATCTGCCATTACATATCTCGCTTTCTTGGTCCGCTGATTCGGGTTTTTGTTCCCGGCGGGTTCCC